TGCCTCCTTAGCTCAGTTGGCCAGAGCACCGCTCTTGTAAAGCGGGGGTCGTCAGTTCGAATCTGACAGGAGGCTCTAACAACTAAATATGCCTCCATAGCTCAGCTGGACAGAGCAACAGACTTCTAATCTGTAGGTCGTAAGTTCGAATCTTACTGGGGGTACGAGCCCTCTTAGCTCAGCTGGTTAGAGCCCCGAACTCATAATTCGGTCGTCGTGGGTTCAAGTCCCACAGAGGGCACAACAAAAAAGGAAAAGGTATGAATAAAATAAACGTATTAGATAAAGGCTATGTTCGACTAGTAGACTCTATGGGTAGTGATCTATCTATTGTAAATGCAGCAAGGGTATCGTATGACAAAGAAGTAACAGAACTATCTGATCGTGATTCTAAACTAATTAATTTCTTAATTAGAGAAAAGCATACCTCTCCATTTAGACACGCTGCCATGACCTTTGAGGTCTATGCCCCTCTGGTTATTGCTAGGCAGTGGTGGAAGTATGCCGTAGCATCTTCACACGTTGATGATCAGAATGGTTGGAACGAGTCTTCTCGTAGATACATTACAGAGGATGAAGAGTTTTACATCCCTACCGCCACACAGTGGCGTAGCAAGCCAGAGAGCAGCAAGCAGGGCTCTGGAGAGCCAGTAGAAGAGCTTGTAGGTCAGCGTTTTACCGATAGGCTAGAAGAGATCGTAAGGCTTGGAGAAGAGGCTTATCAGTCTGCTATGGAACAGGGCGTAGCCCCAGAGCAGGCCCGACTCTTTCTTCCAGCCTATGGCATGTATGTACGCTGGCGTTGGACGACCTCTTTGCAGGGGGCAATGACATTCTTAGAGCAACGTCTGCCACATGATGCACAATCAGAGATTAGAGAGTATGCAGATGCAGTTTTGGAATTAAGCAAGGGTAGCTTTCCAGTAACATTCAATTCTTGGGGACTAACTAAAAACTAAAATACGTTGCAAACAAATATAAAAAGAAAAGGTAGGTAAGAAAAATGAAAATTAATAATGTTGTTATTGGAAGCATCTTTGCCTTGGGGCTTAGCCTTCTGGCTACTCCCGCTTATGCAGAAGAGGTGTCCGAAGAAGCTCCGGTCGTTGAAGAATCACCTGCGCCCGAGCCTAGCCCAGAGCCAACTCCCGAAGCGGAGCCCGAACCTGCTCCCGAGCCACAGCCGGAACCCACCCCGGAACCAACACCTGAACCAGAACCGAGCTACACCCCGCCACCGGAAGCAAGTGAGGGCGTCGGTGGCTGGGCTGTCGTTGACCCAGACACGGGGAAGGTTCACGGAGTGATTGTTGGGACGATTGATACTTACAACTCCGTCGAAGCTCGTGGCGGAATGGGCCACGAGTACATGGGATGTCACGAGAACTGCGTCCTGAGATTCCAAACTCGGGCCACAGCAGATGGAAATGTTGCTGGTTATTCAAGCTCAGGGAACACAGAGGTTAAATTTGAGAGTTCTCAAAACAACTTCTCAATCAAAGACAACAATGGCGAATATGAGTCCACCTTAATTCCTGAGCAAACCGCACGGGATGAGGCTGGGATGGATCTCAACACTGGGCTTGTTGACACAAAAACAAAGCAAACCACAGAAGAAAATGTAGAGATTAGACAAACACGAGAAGACTATTTGGATGAAGAAATTGAAACCGACATCTTTTTTCCAGAGTGGGGTACCGAAGGCAAGCTTTTCAACTACATTTCTGAGTTACAAGCTAAAGAAAACATTGAAGCAGACGTTAACAACGAGCTTGTTTTAGAGGGCTATACAGTTGAGCAAGAAGCAACCGAAGAGCCGGTAGTTGACGAAGAAAATGTATTTGTTAAAACAGTTCGGGCTTGGACCAATAGTGTGGTTGAGTTTTTTGCAAGCATCTTTTAGCCAAACTAAAATACGTGTATACTAGATACATTAAACTACAAAGGAGATCAAATGACAACTGTTTATACTAAGCCTCAGTGCGTACAATGTGATATGACTAAAAGACTTATGGATAAGATCGGGGTAGAGTATACAACAGTAGACATTGTTGAAAACCCTGAAGAGTTAGACAAGCTTATTGAGTTAGGATACCGTGCAGCTCCAGTAGTTGTTACAGAAGATGATTCTTGGGCAGGCTTTCAGCCAGACAAGATTACAGCACTGGCAGCATAATGAGCCTCAGCTGCGTATGCACAGCAAATAATATTAATGACTGTGCTTGCGGGGCTTATTATTTAGACCTCATTAATCAAGATTAGTGGTATAATTATAATATTATGGCTATTGATTTTCCCAGCTCTCCTAACGTAGGTCAAGAATATTCTAATGATCAAAGAACTTGGTCTTGGAACGGTGTTGCTTGGACTGCAGTTGCTGCAGAAGGCCCTGCGGGGGAAGACGGTCCCCAGGGTCCCGTAGGTGCCACAGGAGCCCCTGGTCCAACTGGGCCAACTGGTCCTTCGGGTGGGCCTACAGGACCTACCGGACCCACAGGACCCGAAGGTCAGCTTGGATCAATTGGAAGCACTGGGCCTACCGGACCCACCGGAGCTGCTTCTAACGTAACCGGTCCAACAGGGCCAGAAGGACCTACCGGACCCACTGGTCCAACAGGCCAAGACTCAACTGTCACGGGGCCAACTGGTCCAACGGGAGCAGCAGGTACTGACGGAACTAGCGTTCCAGCAGGAGGAACCACTGGAGATTTGCTTTTTAAATCTTCTGCCAACGACTACGACTATAGCTGGTCATCCCTTAGTCTTAATACTATTTCTGACGTTGTTGCCTCCTCTCCAAATGATGGAGANGTAATTGTATACGACAGTGATTCTGGAAACTGGATTACAGATGCTAGTGGTGGACAGTTTACTATCTCAGAAACAGCACCATCAACACCAGATGCTGGAGATGTTTGGTTTAACTCTGCTACCAGCAGAACATACATTTACTACACTGATGCTGATACCAGTCAATGGGTTGAAATTGGTGTGTCAGGACTTCAGGGACCCGCAGGAGCAGTCGGTGCTACTGGCCCAACAGGTCCGGCAGGGCCTCAAGCTGCCACGATTGATGCAATTGTTTCTTTAGAAGTAGAAAACAATGAGGCCTTAGCATACACTTTTGACAGTCATTACACCGGAGACAATCCAACGGTGTATGCTTTGGGTGGGGCTACCATAGCTTTTGATCTAACCAATGTTTCCGATGCTCACCCATTCTTGCTTCAGAATGATTCGGGTGGTTCTTTTGCAAACTTTTCAGAAGGCTTAATCCACGTTGCCGTCGATGGCACAGAATCTCTTGGGCTAAATGCTCAGGGCAAAACTAGCGGAAAACTTTACTGGCAAGTTCCCATTTCCGTAACAGCCAATTACCGATACATTTGTTCGGTACATGCCGTAATGGTTGGAACAATTACCGTCAAGTCTTTGAGTGCAATTTAGGAAAGTGATAGAATAATATTATGGCCGCATTAGATTTTCCCTTAAGTCCAAGTAACGGAGACGTATACCAGGGTTACGTTTATGATGCTACTGACGGGGTATGGAACAGGCTAGAGGCCCAGCTAGACGATATTGGAAATGTTACCATTACAAATCCCGTTACTGGACAAACCCTTGTTTACAACGGCACGGGGTGGGCAAACGGTGCAGCAGCAGCAGAAGGACTTAGCCCCTTTTTGCTAGGCGGCATGTAAAAAATAATGCTATAATTATATTACTATGGCTACTAATCACGGACTATCTACCCTAAGCGATTCAACCGCTACCCTTGTTACCACTTCTGGTGTTCACTCTGGTGCCGATGTTACTATTCAGAACATTGACGACACCGCCACTGTGTACCTCGGTGGAGAGGGCGTAACTACTACTGACTACGGCTACAGGCTAGTCGCAGGTGCGGCATGGAGTGTCGAGCTTTCTGGCAACGATCACATCTACGCTATCTCTGACACCGATGACTCAAAAGTTGCTGTTCTTAAAGTGAACCTGGAGGACTAATGGCTAGGTTTGTTAATCCTGCTGGAGGCACTGGTGACACCACTCTCCACACCATTAACGTTAAGAATGCTTCTAACGCAGACACCCTTGCAAGAGGCACCGTCGTAATGTTCGCTGGTGCAGCGGGAGATACCGTAACGGTGGCCCCAGCTGATGCAACTGCAGATGTAGAGCTTCTCGTTGGGATTACTCATGAAGAAATTGCTCCAGAAGGTTTTGGTGAAGTTGTTCAGTTTGGCGTAGTAGAACATGTTAAGACTGACTATGTAGATTGGGATCTTGGAGATCTTCTCTACCTTGACCCAGCTACCCCTGGCGGCCTGACAGTCGTACAGCCTGCTTCTGGTTGGACCAGACCAGTAGCAGCTATTACACGAGTTCAACAGTCTTCTGGTAGAATCTTAGTAAGAGCTTTGCCAACGGTAGCTTCTACTGCTTCTGGCGGTGGCGGTTTTGAAACAAATTTTTTGCTCATGGGAGCATAAGAAATGCTATACTTTAACAGGAGGAAATAATGGCAACAAGTTATACAGTATTAGGTCAAGCCGCACCTGCGGCTACAACTGACACAGATGTTTACACAGTACCGGCTGCCACGCAGGCTGTAGTTTCTACTATCTTTATTGCAAACGGCGCTGGCACTGCTGGCTCTTACACTATTCGAGTAAGAGTTGCAGGAGAGGCTAATGCCGACAAGCAGATGATTGCTAATGATGTTGCAATACCGGCAAATGATGCTACTACTATTACAGCTGGAATCACTCTTGGTGCTGGAGATGTTGTTACGGTAAATTGCTCAAGCGCAGACATGTCTGTTAATATTTTTGGATCAGAGATTTCTTAGGGCGGCATAAATGTCGATCAAGAGACTCTCTAAAACAACAATTCGGGAAGACGGCGAATCTAAAAGCATGGGGATGGGCGCATCCCGAATTGAGTACCTTGTCCTAGCTGGCGGAGGAAGAGGCGGCAGCTATCGCAACCACAATCAGTTTGGTCGCGGTGGCGGTGGTGGTGGTTACAGGTCTTCTGTAGTTGGAGAAAACAGTGGTTCCACTAATCCTCCAGAGCCAAGAGCGATAAACTTTCTTAACGACACCTTTACTGTAACTGTTGGTGGCGGAAACGGTGGATCTTCTGTTTTTGGAAACATTACTTCTACTGGTGGCGGCAATGGGGGCAGCTACAATGGTGCAGGGGCTAACGGTGGTTCTGGTGGAGGCACGGGCGGTCAAGGAATTGACGGTCAGGGAAATGACGCTTCTGGCGCATACGGCGGCGGAGCTGGGGAAAGCACACAGGGTCGCGGCCTCTATTCTTCCATTACTGGCACTTCGGTTGGTCGCGGTGGTGGTGCAGGCGGTGCGTATCAAACTAGCACTACAGAGTATGGATCTGGTAGAGGTAGTCTAACTCAAGGACAAAGCTCTAGTGGCGGAAGCGCTGCTGCCAACAGGGGCGGCGGCGGTGGCGGAGCGGGTCAAGCCGATGAGCCACATGGAAAAGGCGGTGGAAACGGTGGCTCTGGAACGGTAATCTTAAGGTACTCAGACACTGTTACTTTAGATATTGATCCTGGGCTTGTAAGCTCAACTTCAACCTCTGGCGGATATAAGGTTACAACTTTCACTGGAGGCACGGGATCGGTAGAGGTTAGATAATGGCACACTACGCATTCATTGATGAAAACAACGTCGTTACAGATATAATTGTGGGTAGGGACGAAGACGAAGTTGTTGGTGGAATTTCTGACTGGGAAACCTACTATGGAAACTTTCATGGTAAAACTTGTCTTCGAACTTCTTATAATACATATGATGGTGTTTACTGGGATCCAGAAACGGGAGAGCCTCACGAGGATCAGTCAAAAGCTTTTAGGGGCAGTTACGCTGTTGTCGGTGGTACCTACGATGCAGAGTTAGATGTTTTTGTTCCGCCAGAAAATAACGTTTAACAATTAAGGTCGGGGTATGATTGTTTTAATTTTTGGTCTTCCAGGGGCTGGAAAAACAGCTTTGGCGAAAGAAATTTGTAGAAGAACAGACGCGATTCATCTTAATGCAGATGACGTAAGGCGTGGACTTAGCTCAGACCTGGGCTTTTCTTTAGAAGACAGGATAGAACAGGCTAGAAGAATGGGCGAAATTTCTAGGCTTTTGAGCGATCAGGGAAAGTTAGTCGTTGTTGATTTTGTAAATCCAACAGAGGAAACAAGAAAAGCCTTTGGCAACTGTGACTGCTTTGTCTGGGTAGATAGAATTCAGTCGGGAAGATTTGAGGACACTAACTCTATGTGGGAAAACCCATCAGAATTTGACCTAAAGATTGGTGCTGGACAAACCGTTGAGGAAGAGGCTATAATGGTTTTGTCAAACTGTAGTATCTATGATTGGACAGAGCCAACAACTCTTATGCTAGGACGCTATCAGCCCTGGCACGAGGGGCATCAGGCCTTAAAAAACGAAGCACACAAAAGAACCAATCAGGTATTGATTGGAGTTAGGAATACTCATGGAACATCTGAAAAAGATCCTCTTAGTTATGAAGAAGTGGTTCCTTACATACTCAGAAATAATGAGCAAAGTAAACCATTAGTCATGAAGCTACCAAACATTACAAACATTGTTTATGGTCGTGACGTTGGATACAAGATTGAGCATGTAGAGCTATCTAAAGAAATACAAGAAATTTCTGCGACTCAAAAAAGAAAAGATATGGGGATATGAAAGACAACAGCAAGGTGTTGGTCGCAAGCTTTCAGAGATGTGGGACTCAGTCCACTACAAAGTTTTTAGAAAGACTTGTGGGCAACTCTTTACAGTTTTCTCCCACTAACGAAACCGCCTATTTTTTAAATAAAGACCTTGATTTTTTTGCCAAGCATCTAGAAGATTTTTGCGATGGCGCAAACATTTTTTCCAATGCTCCATATTTTGCATTATATGAAAAACTTTACAGCATGTACCCAGACATAAAGGTTATTTTAGTTACAAGAAATGAGCAAGACTGGCTCAAATCCTTTCAAAGATTAACAAAAAAAACAGGAATAGACTCGTTGTCAATGCAGGCTTTATCCAAATATTCGCCAGACATTAGAAAAAGGTATAACTCCAACAGTCTTTCTTCAGATCACCTGCTAGAAATATTTAGAAAGCACAATAACTCTGTAAGAAATTTTTTTAACAACAGTGATAATTTTTTAGACGTGGATCTTACGGATGCAGAAATTGGTAAAAAGATTCAGATGTTGCTTGGCACAGAAGAAGATATTCTTTTTCCAAAAATAGATAACGCAGGAATCTACTGAATACATAATCTTAATGCTATAATTATTTAATGAACTATCTTAAATGGTTTGTTAAAGAATTTATTAGACAATGGAGGAACCACTTTGAAGCTTTATAATCCTGCCCCAGGAAGACCTGTTACAAGTCCCTACGGGCCTCGCACACACCCTATCACAGGCCAAAGAGGCAAGATGCACCACGGAATTGACTATGGTGGATCTTTTAATGTTCTATCAGCTGGTGATGGCATTGTAGATCACATTGGCTGGTCCCCCAAGGGTGGTGGCCATGTTGTTAGAATTAAACATGCATCTAATCTTTATACTGTTTACTATCACGGTGCTCACAAGACACCCCTGAAAAAAGGTCAACGAGTAAAAGCTGGTGACTTTGTATATCGCTCAGGAAATACTGGTGCCAGTAACGGAGCCCACCTTCACTTCGAAACACGCACTAGCAAACGTTGGGGGGCTACAAAAAATCCTGAGTTGTATCTAACAGACGAGAGTCCAGACAACAGACCAGAAGATGGATCTGAAGAGGTAATCAAGCATGATCTTAAAGTTGATGGCAAAATGGGTAGAAATACCTGGAAAGCTTGGCAAGAAACACTCAAGGCAAAGTATGGGTTTAGAGGTGTCGTCGATGGTAGGCCAGACAGAATGACCTGGGAAGCGGTGCAAAAATCTTCTGGTGCAAAGGTAGACGGTATCCCTGGACCAAACACCCGCAAAGCAGTCCAAAGATTGCTGTCAAACTTAAGAGAGTACAGCGGTCGTATTGATGGCATTTGGGGCAGGGGAACGATCAGTGCTCTACAAAGAGCCCTAAACAAAGGAAGCCTATAAATATGTTTACTACCTTGATTGAAGTATTTAATAGATTAAACACTCGTCGTAAAGATAACATTGCTGCTTCAGATAAAGCTATTGCGGAAGGCCCTTCTTGGAGACACCGTCGTAGATTGATCTACGGTGCATACATCATTGCTATGCTTATGATTATCTTTGGTGCCTTTACAATCTTTACCACCAGTCAAATCGGGGTAGAGATGGTGATTGGTGGAGTAGCTCTGCTATCTATTATTGTAACTGCTTATACAACCTCTGCTACCTATGAGGATGTCCGTTTGTGGAATCATCAACCACGTATTCGTTTCGGAGAGTCTGAAGAAGTTCATGAGGAACTTGACACAGACAACCCTGATGGTCTATAATTAATAAGTCATAACGAAAGGACATATAACATATGATCATGACAAAAACATTCTGGGCTTCTACAGTAGAGGCCGCCGTCAAGGCTGCAGCAGCAGCTGCCCTTGGTGTTATTGGAGCTAACGAGTTGCTTACTGTAACCGGTGTCGATTGGGCACAGGTAGGTGGAGTTGCTGTTCTAGCTGCAATTGTTTCAGTGCTTACTGCTATTGTTGCACCNGGTCCTGATGTCCGTGCAGCCAAGCGACAGGCCGTCGCCCAGGCAAAGGCAGAGGAAGAGGCAGCAGCAAAGAAGGCAGCCGCAGCAGCAAAGCGACCACGTAAAGCAGCAGCCAAGAAGTAAGTTATAACTAAATATGGCAATGTATGATTACTCCTGCGGGGTCTGCAATAAATCTTTTACAATTATTAGATCTATTTCAGATCCCGAGGAGAATCATTCATGCGATGTTTGCAATAAGCCACTAAGGCGTGTATACTCTAATGTAGGAGTTACTTTTAGTGGCTCTGGCTTTTATTCCACCGACAAGTAGGAGGTCTGTATGACTGAAACAGAAGTAGAACAAGTAGAAGAAATCAGAAGTCTTGATGCACACGATAGGTGCGATCAGTGTGGAACCCAGGCATACGTCTTGGTAGCTGGCTTGGCCGGAGAACTTTTGTTTTGTGCTCATCACTTTGCTAACATCGAAAAAGACGAGTCTGCATACAGCAAGATTCAGTCATTCTCTTATGTAATTTCAGATCAAAGAGACAAGCTGTCTGACAAGAGGGCTGGCCTTTAGTGATTGATCCAGACGACCTTATAGACACCCTCATTCTTGAGGGTGCTCTTGTAATACAGGGCGTTGACGAAAACGGTGAAATTACTTATAACTTTACCGATAAGCTGGCAGAGATGGCTCCAGAGCTTTACAAAGAGTTTAATGAGACNATCTACACCACGGTCCTATCTCTTTGGGAAATGGGTCTGGTAAGCATGGACATCATGAGTGAATCTCCGCTAATTTCAGTTACAGAAATTGGTTTAGACAGGAATAACTGGAAAGG